GGGCTGGACGGCGAACCTGAACTGATGGCACCTGAATCCGGCGAGTTCAAATATCAGGAAATGGCGGATGAAAAGGTTGCTGTAAGCATCGCGACTTACGGCAAGGCAATTTCTTTCACCCGTGAAATTTTCATCAACGATTCTCTCGGTGAAGTAGTACAGGCCATTCGTATGCAGTCCGCCGGTTTCCGCCGTTTGCAGGAAAAGCAGTTCTTTACCATGTTGCAGAGCGGTATTACATACGACACCACTACGCACGCAAACCTGGTATCTACTGCGTTAACCATCACCGCTGCGGCCTATGCAGAGATGCGTAAGCTGATGCGCAATCAGAAGGACTTTGAGAAAAAAGCCTTCGTCGGCGTATATCCGAGGTTCCTTGTTGCATCCGAAGATTACGCCCTGCAGCACGAGCAGTTGTTAGTGTCTGTTGCAGACCCGGCAGCGGCTCACGCTGGCGTCGCCAACGTAATGCGCGACAAGATGAATCTGATTACTACCCCGTACCTGTCCGGCAAGCCGTATTATGCGGTTGCTGACCCGAAAGAGTATGCGGGCATTGAATTTACCACCCTGAACAATCAGGACAGACCTTCCAGCCGTATTGAAACCCCGCAGAACAGCCTGGGTATTGATTACCAGTATTGGATGGATTGGGGATTCAACCTGATTGATTATCGTGCGTTCGTTAAGAATGCAGGCACCAATATTTCTTAATCTTACAGAAGGAGGAAAATATCATGGCAGTTAGTTTTGTACAGCCTGGTAAGCAGATGAAAGTAACATTAGCTGCTGATACCGGCTATCATGCACTGGTATCTATCGGCGACAATATGATCGGCGTAAGCCGCGCCGCTGGAAAGAGCGGCGATGTTGTTGCTGTTGATGTAGAAGGTGTATTTGAATTTGCCAAAGCGTCCGGCAGCGCACTGAATCAGGGCACGCCTGTAACCGTAGCGGTTGACGGCACGACCCATCTGCCGACCGCAACCGCAACTTCTGCGGGTTCGACTTCCAACGGCGTTGTATGGGAAACCGCCGCGTCTGCCGCTACTTCCGTTCTCGTGAAAATCAACGAACGTATCGCTGTTCCGGCTGCCGCCGCTGGTACTGGCGGCTAATCGTGAGCGTTTTGGAAGCGCAACGCAGGGTATCGCGTAAAGCATTTTTCTCTCTTGCCCGTTCGGGCGAATCCATAACCTACAACGGGCAAGAGATAATCGCTATCGTGGAAATCGGGGCATCCCAAACCCGCCCGGATTGGAACGATGCGGCGACATCCATTGAACATGCGGATTTGGCGGACATTGCGTATTTTTCCGTCTGCGATGACCCGGACAACGGCGGCATCGCAGAGCCTCAAGAGGGCGACACCATTGTTTACAATGGCACGGAATACAGTGCAGCACAAATTATCATGCACGATGTCCCCGCATCACTGTACCTTGTGTTTGCGGTAAAGAACACAAGAGCGTTTGGACGCAGATAAAATGGATAATTTTATTGAGATTGACGTAACCGATGAAATTGGCCCGCTTTTTGAACGCCTGGCGGCGAATCACAAAAGATCGCTGAAAAGCATAGCGAAAAGTTTAGGCTGGTTTTTACAGAAGGAAATCAAAAAAGGAGTGCGGAGCGGTTCACCTGCCGGTTCCACGTTCACAGAACGCAGGCCATATGGAGTCAGAGCCGCTTTAGGCGGTGGTTCCGCCGCTAAACAGTGGTATGGACGAATGACACAGGCGATTGGTTATCAATATGATAACGGTGTTTTGCGTATCGGCTGGACAAGCAGGACTTCGGCAGCGTATGGACGGAAACAGGAATTTGGTTTCAAAACCAGAGTTACCAATGAAATCCGCAAAAAGTTCAGGGAGGCGGGGTTCCCACTGTCCAAAGATACTGAATATATTGTATTGCCGGACCGTCCGTTCTTTGAGCCGATGGCGGGAAAACTGGAGCCTGACATTGCGCCGTATGTTCAGAACAAATTAAACGAGCGCATATCTGAAAATGTTATGTACTCAAAAAAAGCGAGAAGAAAGTACAAAGTGTATTGACATGTTACAGAATTTGGATATTTCCGAAACGCTTATCCGGTTGGGGGCGTTTATACGAGATGATAACGACATACAGGAATTTACCGAAGAGCACTTTGGACAAGCGTTAAAGATTTTTGTCGGGGATTTTTCCCGCAAGGTCATTCCTGTTGTAACGGATTGCCCGTATATCGTCCTGACGGACTTCAAAAAAAAGGAAGGCCAGCATATTGAGTTTTGCGAATACAGACTGACGGCATTTATCGGTGTGTCTGCGGATGAAACGTTTATAGATGAGCACGGAGTCCTGATGCCTGACGTATACGATGTAGGCGCAAAATTTATGACGCTTATCGAAACGATTTTTAATGACGAAAATAAACGTAATCGCCCGTTGGCACGATGCGACACGGAAGGACCGTACCCGCTCGATACTAAACATTGGGTAGGAAGGATGGAACTTACCTGGCGCATCTACCAAACGTTAGGGACGGATTACCAAGAAGAACTTTAATTGGAGGTGAAAACTAAATGGGACAAGCTATTGGTGTGTACAGCCAATTGGGGTTTGTACGTGAGGCCACATTAGGCGTAACCCCTTCCACCCCGGAAGTAAAAACTCTTCCGTTTAACAGTTGCACTGTATCGGCAGAGCAGAATATGACCTCTCCACAGACCTTGACGGGACGCCGCGACCCGGTGGAGCCTATTTTAGGCAATGTCAACGTGGGCGGTGAAATTGTTGTGCCCCTGGATGTGAATGCTATCGGCTATATTTTGGCTATGGCATTTGGAAATCCCACGACCACGACTGAAAGCACCGGCGTCTATAAGCACGTATTTAAACCTGGTAACACGCAGCCGAGTTTTTCGTTGGAACGTAAATTATCCAACGGAGACTACTATGTCGACCGGGGTTGCAAGGTATCCTCTTTAGGTTTTAACTTTGGCGGCGACGGCGAACTGGTTACAAACGTTGGAATCCTCGGTTGCGGTGAAAGCGTGGGCGACGACCCGTTGGACGCCACCCCGACTGCAATCGCGCTGGATCGTGTGAACAATTTCCAGGCTGCATTAAAAGAAGGAGGCTCCAATATTGCTATTGCAACCGAAATGGGACTAAACATCAACTTCGGTCTGGATGAAAACGGCTATGCAATCGGCGGTGGCGGGCAGCGTACCCGTATCAACGAAGGGTTGATTGAAGTAAGTGGCAGCCTGACTGCGTTCTACGACGATGACACTCTGATTGCGAAGGCGATTGCAGCAACGGAGACTTCCTTGCAGGTGAAATTAACAAAAGGAACCGCCTCTTTGACGATTGATATTCCTGAATTGTTATTCGCCAGGAAATCTCCGACTGTGGAAAACGCAACCGGCGTCATGCAGACATTGAATTACAACGGCTATTACAAGGACAACACAAACAATACCGCTATCATGTTTACTCTGGTAAACGGTACTGCGTCCTACGCTATCGAGTCTTAATAAGAGCCGCTACAGGCGGCTCTTCATTTTATGGAGGTGTAAAGAATGGAATTTAATTTACGCAAAATGAGTCCTGCGGAATATGAGGCATATTTGGACAAGCTGGACGAATTTACTGAAAAAGTCAACAAAAAAGAACTCACGCCGAGAAAGTTCGCTTACAAAACGATGGAATGGGGCGTGAAAACCATTTATGGGATCGATATTAAAAATACGGAGTTATCGCCTGGCACGTTGTTTGACATCTTTGAAAAAACGGTTCAGATGACAGAAAAAAGCGAACTTGATGACGAAAAAAACTCCGAGAAATCTGGGAGTGGCGAATCAGGGGCGGAGCAAGATTCTGTCAAACTTGCAGAAAAGCAGCCGAACAGTGGGGCAGGAAATTAAACTGCAAAGAATGCCCTGACAGAATCCCAGATTTACATACGGGAAACATAAAAACAATGTCATTTTACGAGGGTTTGGCAGCGAATTGTGTACGTTACATAAGCACGATGTCAGACATATTGGTTATGGGTATAGATTGGGCAAATCTGAAAGCTGTTGCAGAGTTGAATCATATCAGGTTGACCAGACCGATGATGCGGCGACTGCACGTAATAGAAGGACTACTGATTAAGGAGAGTGTTGCAAATGCCGAACGTAAGTGAAACCAGAATTGCCGTCAATTTGCATGACGGCGCGTCTACCGGTTTACAGCATTTAAACAGCCAGTATAGCCGTTTTTCCAACACGATCCAAAACAGCGGTTCCAGACTTGCACAGTTTAACAGACAGGTTGCCGGGGCGAATTTGGGCGGGTTTGCATCCAATGCAGACCGCGCCGCAAGCAGTCTGTCTAATATGAACAAAACATTAGAGAGGCTGATTTATTCGGCCTCTCGTTACCTCGTTATTTATAAAGCGTTGGCGGGACTCGGGAATGTTTGGGATACCGTGGTTGGCGGCAGCTATGAATACGCAAAGTCG